TAGGGGATAGAGGGATTGCGAGTACCGGTTTCGAAGAGAGGCAACGCAGCTAAAGGGAGAAAGGGGGTCAGACGCCGCCCCGTTTACACTAGGATGACCCTTGTTGACCTGTTCCCTACACCCCGTCTTTGAATGTGTATTTAGTGGTCCAGGCTACGTTACATAGCTTTGTATTGTCTGGGATTTCGTCGGCTGGGCGACAAAGCCACTCGACCAATAGAACAATTGGCTGTGAATATGCGTATCTGAGTGGAATATTGTTTCTACTGCTTGATTCGATCACCTTATGTTCTCTACACTGGATAAAGTCATCTTTGTCTATCTCTCGGTCTAATTGGGTATAGAAATGGAAACCCTTCGTAGTTACGTGGTTTCCTGTACCAACGTTGGCGGAGCCTACGTCGATGTACTGTTGTTTGAGAATTTTGAATTCACCGATATTGATTGGGGTATGCGCTCGCTTGTAGTTATTGATGTTGTCGAATGGTAGATATAGGTGCGAAGCATCTTGACTCTCGGCTTTCTTGAACCAAGCACCGAAATAGGGGCCTGTACCGAAATCGATCTCAGTTGTAAACGGCGCGGTGCCCGTTTTTGGTGGATCCGTGACTTGGATTAGTTCTGCTACCGTCAGTCTGATGGTACAGGGGTAGTCCGTGTCGTTGTCGACTGAACCCTTGATGTTGATGGCTTTCAGTCTTGCCTTACTGCCATTGACCGTTCTATCGGGTTGGGTGCCTCTAATAGGAGACAAATAGAACCCCATTGTTTCTTTTCCATTGGTGGTTGTTTCCTTCAGCTCTTGCGCCTTGGATGTTAGAATCTGTGTATTGTAGTATTCGAGTTGCGTTTTGAATGGCGAGTTATCCATTTTGACGCGTGTAGGAGCGCGCGTTTGCGTCCGTCCTTTGGTGCGACCGCGAGCCATTCGGTTGGTATAGGATCTATTCCGAGAAGGCGCGCGACGCGCGCCTTTCGTGCGGATTGAAGAGAATCCAACGCCGGCTGTTCGCTTACGTGGTGTTGATTTACGTCGCGCCATACCGATGTACCGGTTACTAAATTTATGCGCGGACCGTTGCGCGTATCCACCGGTTTCGCTCGGAGAGGAGCCCAAGTGAGCTGCTATTATTACCAGCTCACTTCGGCCCCGATTTATTGTGCTCATAAATCTCAAACATGCTGCCCCGCACATACCGTAACAACGCTCTTGATCAACTTGAGGAAGCTGCCGCCAACGTTCCCGGCGTTGGCGCATTTACTCAAGGTTCTGCTCCTGGCATACAATCCCGGAACTGGGTTTTTACTTTGAACAATCCCACTCCTGCTGAGATTACTCTCCTTGCCAACCATGGACACCGCATCCCTGACCTCCGTATCCGATACATCGTCTTCGGTTATGAGACTGCCCCGACTACTGGCACTCCTCATCTTCAAGGTTACATTTCTTTTGATCGCACTGTTAGACGTAATGTCGTTGGCCCTATCCTGGGCAACCGTGCTCATATCGAGCCTATGCGAGGAACTCCTCAACAAGCATCCGATTACTGCAAGAAAGACGGAGACTTTGAAGAGTATGGAACCTTGCCCGTGGTGCAAGGCTCCCGGGTTGACTTGCAAGACTTCATCGCAGCCGTGCGAGACGAAGGACCATTCGACAATCGAGAATTGCTCGAACGCTTTCCCATGGTTGTCGCCCGATACCCTCGATTCGTAGAACTTGTTCAAACCACCTACGCTCCGCGTCCTCCTCCTGAGATGCATCCATTGCGTGATTGGCAACAAGACCTTGCGATTCAACTTCGTTTGAATCCTGATCCACGTAAGATTATTTTCGTTGTTGACCCGACCGGTAACGGAGGGAAGTCTTGGTTTGCCGACTATTGGTGTCACATTCATTCTAACGCGATGGTTCTTCTTCCTGGAAAATACGCCGATATGGCTTATTGTTTCAATCAACGTAAATCCGTCGTCCGTACTGTCTTCATCGATTGTCCCCGTGAGAAGTTGGACTTCTTCAACTATTCCTTTTTGGAGAATTTGAAGGATGGCAGGATTTTCTCGACCAAATATGAATCGTCGTTGAAATTGTTTCCACGTCCTCATGTCGTCGTCGGGATGAATCGCGACCCGGACATGACCAAGCTTTCCGCCGATCGCTACAAGATTGTTCGTATCTAGGAAAGGTAAAGTAAATTCAAATATATTTTAATTTATGTTATAGGGGATAGAGGGATTGCGAGTACCGGTTTCGAAGAGAGGCAACGCAGCTAAAGGGAGAAAGGGGGTCAGACGCCGCCCCGTT